GGACTATCAGCAGTAGGAGTAGTCTGTAGGACACGACCCGTTTCCAGAGCATTGGAGAAGCCGCCGATGTACTCAGGGCGCTGAATACGATAATCAGGCACTACAACACCAAATTCGGCGAGGATAGCCTCATTATACCGAGCACCAGCAATCTGAAGTTTATCGCGATATCGTTGCAGATGGTTAGCTATGCGTAAGTCATTGATTGTACCAGTAGTAGCAAGTCCTTTGGCATATTCGAGATGACTTTTAAAAGAATTCTCAGACGAACGCAATAAGGCACTGTAATCACCATCACTATCAGATTGAACTGAAATGCCAACCCTATCAGAGCTACTAACTACAACACCAGGTTCTGTAAATCCGAACATCATGCGACCATCAGATTCTAATCCTACAGGTAAAGGCACGTCAGGACCAAACTGCGGCTCTATGTTTGCAGTTGTAAAATAATCTTTTTCCCAGCCGATTTTGCGTTTAACATAAGACTTTAATTCATTGGGCATAACTGCACCACCAAGTTTATAAATATATAATTCAGTCTGTTTAAGTTCATCGCGAAAATACTCATTCCAAATTAGATTATAGGCACGAAACGGAAATGCGCAAAGATGACGGACATTCTTTTTAAAATTACCCATGTGAACAGGTAAATCAAAGTAGTCAAAAAGAGAGTTTGACGAAAGTAACTTCGCGTACAACTCATCATCATCACCAACGACAGTCGCTATGTCCTTGCCAGTGAAATAAGGTGGAACAACATCCGTGATTTTATAAGTAATAAAATCTTTCCATTTTTCCCAAAGCAAACGGGTAGGAACAAAGAAGTACCATGTCTTATAATCCAGCCTATGGTAAATTGGGGCGACTAAGGGAGCCATCACAATATTGTGGTATTGAGCAATATGGAATGTATCACCAGGGACACACTCCTGACAAAGAACAGGTACAAGTTCAGCCATGTCAAACGATAATTTCCTATCGAATGATAAATTGACGTTAGAACGTCGCGGAACAGGTAAATCCGCGAAAAACATCTCATGGTCATGACCACCAGCGAGACGATTACCGCCACGATGCACACGTACTTTATCACGGCCTATCTTATTGCCGTAACGAAATGTCTTATCACTCATAGTCAAGAGTATTTATAGGTTCATCACTTTCATCATCCTGCTTCAAATAGGTCAAGAGCAGGGATAACACACCAATAATAAATTTAATTACTTTCCAAGAATTTTTGTTCATAGTAAAATATTTTTAAGTTAAACAATTAGTCATATTTGTAAATATATTTGCGAGAAAGAACGTCAGGGTTAGGGACAGGAGCTTTATCATTAGTACCAGCACCAGTCCAGAAAAGATTCATAATTGACCAAGTAATATCCCATAAATCAGAAAAACCCTTACCAAGTCTTGAAGCTGCATTTTTAGGAGTGTATTCTTCCTGAATCTGTGCCAACTTAGTTTGCGCCTTTTTCAGTTCTTTTTCCGTTTGTCGTAAATCATTAAGGGACTTAGTCTGAGCCTCATTCAACTTTTTCTGTGATTCCATCATTTCCAAATCTTTTATCTGTTTATTTATTCGAGATTGAAGTTCGTTAATTGAGAGAGCTTTAAGCAAAGAATCGTAAGCAAACAAAGAGTTAGCATTACGTTGGGCAATAGCACGTTCACGGATTTCATCAGCTTGAGCAGCTTGCAAATTTACATTAGAAGCGGCAGTCAAAGCGTCAATTGGATGCAGCTGCATCGCATGAGGTTCACCAGCAGATGACTGATTACCAGCAGAAATTTGTCCAGCCATTAAATTAGGGTTAAGTCCAGCGTCTTTATACCGTTGCATCTGAGCAGCAGGAGTATTATATTCATTCATCTGATTTATCAACTCTCGCTGTTGCTTTCTATAAAGGTCGTTAGTCAAGATATTTCCAAGCGCATCAAATCCAAGAATAGCCAGACGGGCTAAATTTGAACCACGAGAATTCGACGAGATATTGTCAGTACCAACATTATTAAGAAGGTGAGACGATGCACTATCAAGAATATCATCAACATCAACATCAACGTAAGGCAACTTTGTAGGTATGCGCACACCTCTTTCATCTAATATTATATTAGGCTTTCCATCATCGGGTAAGTCAATGGGAGCTTCAGCCACATCAGGCACGGAAGGTTTATCTTTTTTAAAAATTTTTTTAATTTTATCATACACAACAGGTATAGCCTGAATAATTTTGCGAATTGCAGGTAAACTGATAGAAATACCAGTACCAGTTGCAGCACTTTGGCGAGTATCTTGTTCTCCATGCGTGGAAACATTAGTCACGCCATCAGGTACAATACTAGAATATGACGATTGTTTTGATTTATAATCGTCATCAGACCTTTTAGAATCTAAATCGTCATCAGGGCTTTCTGTCCAGTCACGCAAAGTATAGCCTCCTTCCTTGAGCCATTCTTCAAGCCATTCTTCAACTTTATTTCTAAATTTTGCCATTACAATAACATATTTTGCTTTTTGCGTTTATAATCTTGTACATTCTCTCGGTTATCAGAATTTTGTTTATATTTTTGATAAAGCTCATAATAATGAAACATTACCTCATCAGAGCGCACCGCTCGCAGTTTGTCGCGAAATATCTGACTGTTAAACCATTCTTTGGTCAAACAACCTCTTTCGATTTCAGTAAGCAGTTTTTGCTTATAATATCGAGGAACAGGTACAGTATATGATTGATTAGGAGATATATAATAAGTAACAGTATTAGCGCATCTTAATTTCTCTCTCAGGAGGTCATCAGTAGCAAGGATATCATAACCCATGAAATTAGACCATGAAATAAATACACAGTTGGAGCCTATATCCTTACAGGAATATTTGGTACAGTAGGCAATGGACTTTCCTGTTACACTACCGAAATAGATAAATCCAGCAGGTATAGGATTAGTAAGTGGGTTAGTGTTAGGGTTATCCTCAAGGGTTTTAAATAATGTTTTAAAGTCTGGATAATTTCGTTTAGGAAATTTCCACGCTCCATATATATACTTTTTAAATTGGGTAACAGAAACATCACAATTCCAAAATATTAACAGATGAAAATGCAATCTTCCAGACTTGCGACCGCGCTCACAAGTACATAAGTAGGTAAATTTATTGTCTTTTCCAAGTCTTTTCCTTAATCTTTTAAAAAATAATTGGATATCACGGCGACACATAGAATCATGCTCGGGCAAGCAATCATCATTATAGGTAAGGGTCACAAATAAGCTATTGCAATAATTTTTACTATGATTCCAAACACGGTATATAAGTTGGTTCTGTTTTCGGTGAAGGCAGAATTTACATTTACCACATGGTACAACAATAGGTACACGCTGACCGAGAGCGGGAATAAAGTTATAAACCACTTTGCTAAACGGACACATATTTAGTTTACTTGTCTTAGTACTATACACATCAGGTTTATAATCAAACTTATCGACATTAGGACAACCGAATTTTTGTTGGTATTCGATAACATCATAGTAAAGATTAACATCATGGTAATACTTAGCTATGATTTCGTCAGCAAACTTAATCCGTCTTAATCTTGCCATTACTTACAATATTAGTGGAATTAAACAACTCGGTAAATGGACGTAATTTTTGCAGTACCTCAACAGGAGCGCGATAATAGGACACATGGCAGTTATCGAAATAGTCCAGTAAGATACGAGCATACGCACGGCATAAACGACGAGTGCGGAAATGATACTTACAAACATATACAGTCTGACCAGTATAGTTTTTTATGTCGAATGTAAATACATTAATCTTAAAGATTTTCATAACAGATTTTTTTCTACATATTTAACAGCATCTGGATAACTATCAGCAATATAAACAGGCTCATCATAAAGCAAAACTAATGGTTTACCGTAACCAGCTACGGGAATCTTTATCTCAATGTTCTCAATATTGATGTCACATTTCATAATTTTTGCTTTATTTACGGATGTAAATATATATAATAAATTAATTGCACAATAACTATTAAGAACATTTAACATAATCGGAAATAATGAATGACAACCATAACATCAATTAACATTGGGTTATAAATTATTAACAGAAATAATTTGATGGTGTCATATATCGCAAGTAAATCAAGTAAAGCGAATCCCTCTCAGTCTCCCAGAGGGAGAGGCAACACTTACATCGCGGGCTTATGTGGTTTATAGGAGAAACTTCGTTTCTTAATGGTCGAACCTAATATTTATAGTGGTTTATCAGCTTGCCTACTCCGTAGTCAACTGATGTGTCTGCGTTAAAAAAATGACCGTATCACTACGGTCATTTTAAAATCAGTCCTCTGTTAGAGGTAATATTAAAGATGGTCTATATCTATATCGTGCCATGTTGTTCCATCAGTTGTGAATTTGCATTCAACCAAATCATACACTATCATTTCAACTTCACTATTAAAATGATTTTCAGGGTCAAACCATTGCGTTAAAAATGGCGATTTAACGTCTTTTGTCGTGATTAAATATCTCATAATAAATACTGCCGTTTTTTAAAATCAGTCTTCTGTTTTTGATGCAGGTTCAGGTATAGATGCAGGTTCAAGGGAGCGTCTATTAACTTCTGCAGCCTTTTCAGCTTTCCACTGTTTAAACAGTTTTTCCTCATTTTCAAGTTCAGCCTTTTTAGACTCATGTTCAGCCAAGCGACGATTATACTCCTCAACTTCTTGCGGATTAAGTTGGTCAATAAAGACACCGCCTAACTCACTCTCGTAGAGAAGTTTATTGTTAAACTTTTTAAAGAGCTCATCTAACCTACCTTCATAGAGTTTAAGCAAACCAGGGACACTAACGACAGGGTCTTGCACAGTAAGCACGTAAGTATCTTTTACTTTTTCATAGGTTTTTTCGTCATCCGTTTTAACACGGGAGTGAATTGTTCTAATTTTCATAATTAATCATTTTCTAAGGTTGGTACTACACTTATAGGCATGGGTCTAACTGCCTTAATCTCTTGGTAAATCTCAGCATATAATTTATTTGCTCCATCATCCTCAACAGCGAATATCCGATTTGTAGGCTCGCACTCAATAAAGTCAGAATTAAGGGCAGGCTTAGAATCAAATATACGGTTCATGTGCCAATAGTTTAATGACGTACGAAATTCGCCATTAGTCTTATCCATGGCATATTTGTACTCGCCATAGCGTTGCTGATAACCAAAACGGGAATCGTCAGGCTTATTCGTAACAGAATTATCAGAAACGTATATCTCATCATTGAGTATCTCTTGGTCGCCAAGTTGGGCAAAATCAGGATGATAGTAATCAAAAATGTCATCCTTTTTGAACATACGAGGTATACCTTGGTCATAGCCAGAACGTGGAACAACGGTAGATATACCAATGATATAACCATGCTCGTAGCAAGTATAATGGAGCCAGTCCATGCGACCATTTCCAAGACCTTGACCAGCAAAGGAGCCAAGAGGACTATCAGCAGTAGGAGTAGTCTGTAGGACACGACCCGTTTCCAGAGCATTGGAGAAGCCGCCGATGTACTCAGGGCGCTGAATACGATAATCAGGCACTACAACACCAAATTCGGCGAGGATAG